CTCTCCGAGAAGTTTTATACGTATAAAATCTAGGAAGTTCAAAAGCCCTTGCCGATAGTCAGGGGGATATAACATGCAGACCTAGTCCTATCTGCGAGCGAAGCAGGACTTATTTTTAAAACGCTTACTCCACCCGGGGAGCTGGGGTGTAAGTACTAATACATTAACGAGTTAACAGGACACTTAAATAATGCAGATAGTAGATAACAGGGCGTTATTGTTACGTCTTCGCAACCCTAGTCAGGTGACTACGGTGATACCAAAGAGTAAAGAGTTAGCAGATAACCAAGTGTTAGTTAACTGGGGTATAGAAGAGGCGCATGTGCTACGTAACTTAAACATAAAAGCCCCCTCTCCTATAGAAGGTAAGTATGAATGGACAGGTCAATACGCACCGTTCGACCATCAGAAGACTACCGCATCATTCCTAACACTTAACAGGAAGTCATTTTGCTTTAACGAACAGGGTACAGGCAAAACCGCCTCCGCTATATGGGCATCAGACTACCTGCTTAACGTGGGTAAGATAAACCGCGTGTTGGTCATCTGCCCACTATCTATTATGGATTCCGCATGGCGAGATGATTTGTTTAAGTTCGCTATGCACAGGACTGTTGATGTAGCCTATGGTGCGGCGGCGAAGCGTAGAAAGATTATTAACAACGGTGCTGACTATGTAGTAATAAACTACGATGGGTTAGCTATCGTCGAGGACACAATAGCCAATGGGGGCTTTGATCTTATAATTGTAGATGAAGCTACCCACTATAAGAATCCACAGACTACCCGTTGGAAAACTCTAAACAGGTTGATCAAACCAAATACTTGGCTATGGATGATGACAGGTACACCTGCGGCACAGAGTCCGTTGGATGCTTATGGACTAGCCAAACTAATAAACCCTAAAAGTGTACCTAGGTTCTTTGGTTCTTTCCGCGACCAAGTCATGCGTAAGGTAACTAACTTTAAGTGGGTTGCCCTAGAGACTGCTACAGAGACAGTGTATAACGCGTTACAACCTGCCATTCGATTCACAAAAGAAGAGTGCCTTGACCTACCACCGATGGTATACGTCAAGCGGGAGGTAGAGTTAACACGTCAACAGAAGAAGTATTACAAAGAACTAAGAGACAGGATGGTAATGCAAGCGTCAGGTGAGCAGATAACTGCGGTCAATGCGGCTGTAAACATGAACAAACTGTTACAGATATCCGCAGGTGCAGTGTACACAGACGATGGAGGGGCGTTAGAGTTTGATATTAAGCATAGATACAAGGTGCTACGAGAGGTCATAGACGAATCTAGTAAGAAGGTGTTAGTGTTCGTACCCTTTAAACATGTGATAGACCTACTTACTACCAAACTACGCGAAGATAAAATATCCACTGAAGTAATCCGTGGGGATGTTAGCGCACCGAATCGCACTAGGATATTCAAACAATTCCAAGAACAAGATGATCCCAAGGTGCTAGTGATACAACCTCAAGCGGCGGCACACGGGGTTACGTTAACAGCCGCAAACACTGTAGTGTGGTGGGGGCCAACAAGTTCCCTAGAAACCTACTTGCAAGCTAACGCTCGTGTACATAGGTCAGGACAAGACCACAAGTGTACCGTTGTCCAACTACAAGGATCTAACGTAGAAAAGCGTGTTTACTCACTACTAGACAATAGGATAGACGTTCACACAAAAATTATAGATCTTTATAAAGAAGTGCTTGACTAGCACACAAACACTCACTAAAGTGTACATCTCATCAACGATTGGAGGAAATATGAGCAATAATGTGACCCCTGAGAAGCTGACCGAGACTTACTTGAAGATAAAGGTAAAGAGAGCGGAACTGTCAGCAGAGTTTAAAGATAAGGACTCTGTGCTTGCAAACAACCTTGAGAAGATAAAAGAAGCACTACTCAAGTATTGCGAGGAGCAAGGTGTAGAAAGTGTTAAGACATCAGCAGGGCTGTTTTATAGATCAGTTAAGACTAGGTACTGGACTAGCGATTGGGAGTCTATGTACAAGTTTGTTATGGAGAACGAGGTACCAGAGTTCTTTGATAAACGTCTTAACCAAGGTAATGTTCGGCAGTTTTTGGAAGATAACCCCGACCTTGTACCAAAAGGTCTTAACGTAGATTCAGAATTCGCTATAGCGGTGAGGAAAAAATAATGAAAGATAAGGAAGTATTTGTACCCATAGAAGACATAGCCGCGTATTTTACTGTGTCTCACCACACAGTACGTCAGTGGATACGCAAAGGACACATTGCCCGTGGAGCCTACATAAAAGCAGGTAACACTTACAGGTTTAAGCTTTCAGATGTCCTTAACTCGTTACTGTCTAATGGCGCTACGGTTGACCCAACAGAGGAAGGTGCTAAAGCTACAGTGCGCTCCTCGCAAAAAGAGGCTGAAGAAAAGGTAAAAAGTTACACAGAGAGAAAAGAAGCCGCTTCTCCCGCAGAGATGGAAGATTTGTTCGACGAGGACATGTAGTGTGCGTCGAATTAGCTTGTACGGTAGTAAGTTTTCTATTGTAGTTGGTAACGAAACAGCTATTATAGAAGAAGACTCTAAGGACATCATAGTTGTCAATGCGGCTCCTATCTCACGCTCATACTTTGAGAATGCTTACGACCCTAACAGGTCATTGGCACCAACGTGTTGGTCAGCAGATACGCAAAGACCTTCTGTAGATGTACCTCAAGAGAACAAGCAAGCCGCCCGTTGTATGGATTGCCCACATAATATACGTGGGTCAGGTAGTAATCGGGGACGTGCTTGTAGGTTTGCCCAACGGATAGCTGTAGTGTTTGAAGGTCAGTTAGACGAGGTATACCAACTACAGTTACCTGCTACCTCTATATATGGTAGGGGTAACGGTGGACACATGCCGATGCAAGACTATGTTAAGTTCTTGTCTAGCAGAGGTTCTGTAGCAACTCGCATTGTTACGCGAGTATATTTTGATGAACAAAGTCCGATCCCTAAACTTTATTTTAAGCCAATACGGTCACTGAATGAAGGCGAGGCAGAAAAGGTTTCAGAGTTAAAGAATCACCCCGATACATTGAAAGCGATAAGCCTAGATGTGTTTGCGGAACCTAAGTCTCCTTTCTCAGTAGTAGAAGGTTTTGAATTAAACGCAACCAGTAAAGGAATATAGTATGAGTTATATAATTGAAAATGTAGAGATACTCTACCCCCGTATCAATCAGCCGTACAAGTTTGACCAGACGGCAGGTGAGAACGGTAAGAGCGTACCCTGTGACCCGTTTGACGATGGCGCTAAGTACGAAACCAAGTTCCGTATGGACAAGGATCAAGCCAAGGCTCTTTATGGGCAGATGGACGCGGCTTACCAGAAGGCTAAAGAAAAAGGTTGGCCTGAGAAGATAGACTTCCCGTTTGAAAAGCAAGATGACGGTATGTTTGTAGGTAAGGCTGTACTCAAAGCGGCATACGGTAAAGATGCTACTACTCCCCCAAAGCAGTTTGACGCTAAGAGTAAGGAGTTACCAGAAGACTTTAAACTCACTACAGGCAGTACGGCTAATGTCGCTGTTACTTTCTACCCTTACAACATGCGTGACGCAGGTGTATCTGTCCGCTTACGTGCTGTACAGGTTATCAAGTACTTACCTATGGAAGCCGCTTCACCGTTCGGTGTAGTAGCAGATGGGTTTGAGTTAGATAGTGACAACCCTTTTGAAGCACAAACCTCCGTACCAGTAGCACCCGCAGTGGTAGCAGAAGTTAGTGATGACTTGTTTGGAGATGATACCGTACAAGAAGCCCCTGTAGAACAGCCAAAGAAAACCGCTAAGAAGAAGTCCGTAGCACCAAAAGAAGAAGACAAAGACTTAGCATCCATCGTTGATAATTGGGACGGGTAAAACCTCCCCCCTTTAAATAACCTGTAGCTAGGATACTAATCCGAAAAGGGTGCATATGCACCCCTGCTACCCTACCTCTCGGATGCGGATATGAATACTAAATCATTTTTGCAGAGGGCTTTAGCCGACAGCGGCTCCTACTGTATTTGGGCGCATAACAAGAAGACTGATCGTATACAACAAAAGTTTTACTCTAAGATAGATCAGTTAATAGACAAAGCGCACGAACTAGATATAGATGGATACGATTGTTACTTTGCTCTCGCAAGCTTTAAAGAACCAACCTCACGGAAGGTCGATAACGTACACAAGTTACAGTCATTCTTTTTTGACATAGACTGCGGTGACGTTAAAGACAAAGAAGGTAAGGGGTACGCTACGCAAGAAGACGCGATAGTAGCCCTACAAGGGTTCTGTAAGACCCTAAAACTGCCTACGCCTGTACTTGTTAACTCTGGACGGGGTGTACACGTATACTGGCACCTATCTGAACCCGCCATATATGATGATTGGTTCCCAGTAGCTTCACGTCTAAAGGCTCTGACAAAGACACACGGGCTAATCTGCGATCACTCAGTGACCTCCGATGCGGCTAGGATATTGCGTATACCTACTACGCATAACCATAAGACTACTCCCCCTACGAAAGTAGCGTACTTCGGTAACACTGATCAGGGTCTAGTTAACTTCGATGCGTTCTCAGAACTGCTTGGACATGACTCGATACCAGTTCCCGAACGTATGGTGGAAGAGTTTAGCGCGGTGGTGCAGGGACTCTATAACAATAGAGAAAACTACTTTAAAGACATTGTTGCTAAGACTAGCAAGGGAGAGGGCTGTGCTCAGATAGCACACGTCTTAAAGAACCCTAACGAGATTAGTGAACCTTTGTGGTTTGACGCTGTGTCTATTATTAAACACTGTGTAGATGGTGGGAGAGAAGGCGCACATAAAATATCGCGGGGATACGATGATTACGATCCAGCGGAAACAGATAGTAAGTATGATACAACTAAACATGTTCACAGGTGTGAGACTTTCAATGACAACAGGCCGGACGTGTGTACAGACTGCAAGCACTGGGGCAAGATC